GGGGTCTTGCGCTTCCTAACTCTGGTGATTGCTTTCGGCTGCGGAACGGCTGCTAACATTCGGATCTGTCCTCTATTTTTGGGTCCATCTTTTATTGTACCTCGCGCCGCTGCCGCCGCCGCCTCATAGCGTGTCACCATCGACTTCATATTGAGGACTCGGATTTTCCGCACCATATTTGCCACGTTCTGGGCATTGTACCCCAGTTTTGATGCAGCCTGAGTGGCTGTGATACGTATGTTGTTATGCACGGCTTTATCAAACTCAGCGACCATTCCCTCATACATTTGCCGATACTTCTCGGACAACATCAACCGTGCCTCCTGACTATTTTTGAGATCCTACTGTATGGGTATCTTATCATGCATAGCGCAGTGTGTCAATGCGAGCCATGTAGTTACCTTAACCCCAGGTCTAGAACACTGCTGAGGGCTTGGATGAAGCTTTATACTGGCGACTGCTTGGATGTGCTGAAAACGCTGCCTGACAACTCTGTGGTAACATTCAAAAGTCTAATTGCCCAAAAGTGCCACTGTGGGCAGGTGTTCTTAGTACACAAAAACAGGCTCAAACATGGTCGCGGAAAGACGTGCAGCAAAGCGTGCCAAAGCGCCCTATTTTCAAAAGCTGCCGCACCAAGGCTGGTTTTAAATTGCTGTGTCTGCAAGACAGAGACCCTTAGAAAGGCCTACCAAGTTGTATCCAGACATGCCTTTTGTTCTCGTAACTGTCAATATCAAGGCAGAAAACTTGGTTTTATCAATCGCCGCAAACTAAGACCACAAAAGACCTGGCGACGAAAGAATATTTGCCAACGGTGTGGGACTCAGTTCGTTTGGCGACACGCTGGTACCGAAAAATACTGCTCAAAGAAATGTTCTCATGAGGTTATGAGTGAGAATGCAAGAGGCCCTAATAATTATTTCTATCGAAACGGGTCTTCCAACACCAAGCGTAGTTTCCGTGGATTTGAATGGGACTCGATCAGACACCAAATATACCGCCGTGATAACTGGTCGTGCCGTAAGTGTGGAATGAAGTGCACCAAATTGTCTATAGCGTGTCACCACATCACCCCTTATAAGTACACCCAAGACAACAGCCATGACAACTTGCTTACTATGTGTAGTAAGTGCCACAATTTAGTACATCGCAGACCACTGGACCATTCACAGTTTATCCAGATTCCAGAGCAGGAGCTGAAATGCGCGTAATACAGGGTGATTGCCTAGAAGTCCTCAAAATATTACCGAACAACTCCGTAGACTCCGTTGTTACTGACCCGCCGGGTCAGTTTAGATTCATGAATGTCTCTTGGGATGAGGAGCCGCCAGAGGGGTCTACCCAATGGCTCACACAAATTTTTGCAGAATGCCTCCGCGTTCTTAAGCCGGGTGGGCACGCCTTGGTGTGGGCACTACCTAGACTATCCTACAAAACCGGTCAGGCCCTTGATAACGCTGGTTTTGAGGTAAGGGATTGCATCACGCATCTTTTTGGAACTGGGTTTCCGAAATCTTTATCGATAAGTAAGGCGATAGATAGAGAGGCCGGCGCAGAGCGACCGATTCTGGGTGAGCACCCGCAGCCAGCCGGCAACAAAGCTGGATCGGCGTCATACATGATGGGCGTTAATGGTATGCCAGAAACCGCAATGATTACTGGTAACGCTACAGATGAAGCCAAGAAGTGGAATGGTTGGGGTACGGCGATCAAGCCCGCCAGTGAGCACTGGTGGCTTTGCCGCAAACCTCTCGCTGAAGGCACGGTCGCCTCCAACGTCGTCAAGCACGGCACTGGTGGGCTCAACATTGACGCGTGCCGTATTCAGGCTGACGACCGCGATAAACTGACTAAAAATTGGACCAACCGCAAAACGCCATCCGGCTTTAGTGGCGGCATCTTTGAGGGTGGAGAGCAGAGTGCCGAGGTAGCGCAGCACAATGCACCTGAGGGCCGGTTCCCTACCAACGTTGTGTTGACCCACCACGACGAATGTGCGGACCAATGCGATGAGCACTGTCCCATTCGCATGCTTAATGAGCAGACCGGGCAACTGGGCAAAAGCACTGGCACGTCCAGGGGCAGCGTCGCCAACGTCGTCTACGGCAAATACAACAAACTAGACAAAACGCAGTGTGGCTACGGCGACCGGGGAGGCGCTAGCCGGTTTTTCTACACTTCAAAGGCCTCCAAGGCCGATAAGTCGGCCGGCGACCTCAAAAATACCCATCCGACCGTCAAAAGTACCCATCTGATGCGCTACCTGATTCGCCTGGTGACGCCGCCTGGTGGAACGGTGCTTGACCCCTTTGCTGGGTCTGGGTCAACCGGCGTAGCAGCTGGTGAGGAAGGCATGGACTGCATCATGATCGAGATGCAGCCGGAGTATGTAGAAATTGCGAAGCGCAGAGTAGGACTTACTGATGCAACTGTTTGAGATCCCCAACGAGTCAGTTGACTCAGTGGTTACCTGCCCGCCTGCGGACGTCGAGTTAGCGTCTGTGCTGAAGGTGTGCTTTCGCGCCCTCAAGCCGGGTGGCCATGCCCTGGTTAGATCGATGCCTCGTACCTCTCACAAAACCGGGACCGCACTGGAAACTGTCGGGTTCGAACTTCGCGATGTAGTCACTCATCATTGGCAGTCCGCTACTGAGTTCTGGTGGCTCTGTCGTAAGCCAACCAGCGAAAAAACAATAGCCGCCAACACGCTCAAGCATGGCGTCGGCGGTATCAATATTGATGGCTGCCGCATTGGTACCGACACGATCTCTACCCACGGTGGCGGCGATAAATGGGCCGGAATCAAAGGTGACGGCAATCATGGTATTGGCGAATACCGCACACATGTGGGCCGCTACCCGACTAATTTGGTCTTATCGCATGGTCGTGACTGCGAATTGGTGGGCACCGCCACCACTGGAACTGGTGAGCCAAGGTTATCATCCAACGTCTCAACAGAAAATTTCAAATTCAAAGAAATCTTCAGGATCAAACCAGATAGAAGCGACGGCGTTCGTTCTTTTGGAAAAGAAACTGTTGAGTCGTGGAAGTGTGTTGATGGCTGCCCAGTGAAAGAACTAAATAGTCAGAGTGGGTTCTCGGCTGGATCAGGGAAACGCAGCGCCAAAAGACAGAACTCAATGGGGTTCTCTGGTGGCGCCGGTACCTACGACGATTTCAGTTACGCCGACGCTGGTGGCTGCGGCCGGTTCTTCTGGTGCGCTACTGAAAACACGTCATTCATGCGATATCTAGTTAGAATGGTAACGCCGCCAGGTGGTGTAGTGCTCGACCCGTTCGGTTCTAAGTCTACGGAAGTGGCGGCCAAAGAAGAGGGTGCGAACTGCATTCTTGTTGAACGTACAGAAACTAATGAGGCCAGTAATGCAACTCTTTAATGGTGACTGTCTGGAAGTATTGAAGACCCTGCCCGACAACTCCGTGGACTCGATGGTCACAGATCCCCCAGCGGGGATAGACTTCATGAATAAGAGTTGGGATACAGATAAGGGCGGTAACTGGACGTCGTGGTTTACCGATGTGATGAAAGAATGCCACCGTGTGCTAAAGCCCGGTGGGCATGCTCTGGTGTGGGCACTGCCAAGAGTTTCGCACAAAACTGGCACCGCTCTAGAAGATGCCGGCTTTGAAATTCGTGACGTCATCACGCATCATTATGGCACTGGGTTTCCGAAGAATCTGGATTTAGCCAAACAACTAGATAAAGCCGCTGGCGCTGAACGCAAAGTGGTAGGTTCTTACCTGGTACCAGACCAGACCGGTGGAAAACGGGCTGCACGCGCCGCCGTAGAGGACTCCCTGGGCGTCACTATCGACAAGTTCGACAGAGTTGAGCACGACGTTACAGAGCCCGCCACTGATGACGCTAAGAAGTGGAATGGTTGGGGCACTGCCCTCAAGCCGTCGTCAGAGTTCTGGTGGCTGGTCCGCAAAGAGTGCAGCGAAAAGACGATTGCGGCCAACGTGCTTACTCATGGCGTCGGCGGACTAAATATTGATGGCTCCAGAATTTCAATGGGTGGCGAGAAGAATCCTAGCATTGCTCGCTATAACTCGACACCGCAGCAGGGCTCCAACGGTTGGGATCATGTGAACCGTGGCGGGAATTTTGACGCTGCGACTGAAGCTAGTATGAGCCTGGGACGTTACCCAACCAATTTGATTCTGTCGCACACTGAGAACTGCAAACTGGTCGGCACCAAACTGGTCAAAACCTCGATGGGCGTACGCGGTAAGCAGTCAGATGGCGGCATTTATGGCGGCGGCAAAGGCCTAGCTGCAACACTCACCGAGGTTGGCCAAGATATTGGCTACGGTGACGAGAACGGTGAGGAGACTGTTGAGTCGTGGGAATGCGCCGAGGACTGCGCCATCGCTGAACTCGACAGACAAAGCGGCGTGTCAGGCTCCGGCAGCGGAAAAGCGAAGATTTCCTCCGGGGCGAAATCTGGTGGTGGGTCCTGGCAGCAGGATACCAAAGCGGGCATATTCAAACCAGGGGCCGTCAACACTGGCGTTAGAGAGATGGGCGACCGGGGCGGGGCCAGCCGTTTCTTTTATTGCCCCAAGGCGTCCAAGTCTGATAGAAACCGGGGCGGGGCCGATAATAAGCATCCTACGGTTAAGAGCACCCAGCTTATGCGGTACCTGGTTAAACTGATTACGCCGCCTGGTGGAATTGTTCTCGATCCGTTTACTGGTTCAGGCTCAACTGGAGTTGCGGCCAAAGAAGAAGGCATGGACTTCATCGGCATCGAACAACAACCAGAATACTGCGAAATCGCGAGAACACGAATCGGTATTCTACAAATCCCTGAGGAAAACACAAATGCTGACCCAGGCTGACAAAAACGAAATCCTCAAAGACTTTGCCGAATGGTCTGGCGGCTATCACCCCAGCGAGACCGATGACGTTGAAACTTACATCGAGTTAGCGCTAGACAACAAGTTCCAAGACCGTGCAGACGAGGTTGCGGAGTGGATGATGTCCGACGAAGAGTCAAAACGTTATGAGAAAGAGGAAGAGTCCAAGACCCGAACCAAATACGATGAAAAGCTGACAGGCGATCCAAACCGCACTGGATCCAGACTGAAAGTCAAGGCCGGATCTAAAGTTGCCATCAAAGAGTTAGGCAGTTACTACTGGG